TACATATGTATGGTATGTACTATATGTCTTTATACAATCTGGACAAAATATATCTCTACATACCTCACATTTAACCTTGCAATCATTACAAAGATATTTTCCACATTCTACACAAACCCATTCACTTTCATTTTTATTACATACTTCACACATATCATTACTCATTACTATTCTCCTCGTCTAATTTTGTCATTTCATTATAGTCATTTGTAAATACATAAACTTTATTATTGACTTCTATAAGATATGTATCATCTTTACCTACTTCAATAACTGTACCTTTTAGTTCATATCCAAAAAATTTAGATATTTTTTCTACTTTAGTCACAAATACGTTTTTCATAAAACGTTCACTCGGATAATTTATTATTCCACCAATGTAACCGTCGTTATCTTCTTTTGATTTTATTACTACTTTGTCTCCAATTTTTATTTTAATCATCTTCTTTCATCTCCTTATTATTCCATTGATTAAATAAAACTAAAATTAATCATTTGCCAACTATACCTAAAATAAATCCTTGTAAAACATCTTTTTTGTATAAATAAATGCCATAATCCACAACTTGTAAATCATATACCCAATAATGCCTACGATCATTATTTATTTTCAAAAAGCTCTCTACATGTATAAAGTCAAAATAAACAGTTTTTTTATTATATACATTACAACAACCTAAATTTAACACTTTTCTATTATCGATCTTTTTATCTGATAAAAATTTTGTAAGATCCGTAAAATCAAAATTTTCAATATTTATAAAATTACTTTTTGGCAAAATTTTTGATAAGTTAAATGAATACTCAGAATCATTAATCTTTATCATTGAGTTATTCACCCTAACGAAACTACGCAAATTTGTCAACCATCGTGAATTATCGAATTTAAAATGACCTAAACGATAATTCAATCTGTTTTCATTCTCATAATGATAAAAACAATATTTATTCGATAATGAATTGGGCAATTCCATCTTTTTACCTTTTGGTAGTTTAATAACCATCTTCTTCCTCCTTACTGTTCCAATCATTTATTTTGCACAATCATCACACATTTTATATAAATAATTGTAGCAATCTTTGTGAACGTAATTTTTACACACATCACATTTGATACCGTCTCTTAAATCTAACCCTTTTCTACACACCGTACATGTAGTATGAATTTCACCTTCATTTTTTCCTCTTTGCATAATTTAAAATTCCTTTCATTTAATGAGTTGTATATTCATATCCACAAGCTGAACAATGAACAGTTCTACTTCCATCTTTATGAATTATTGTAGTTAGTGCTTCAAGTCCGCAAACATCACATTTTCCCATAATTTTGTACCCTCCTTTTAAATTATTTATCATTTATCATTTACAATTTCATTATATGAAGCTTCAAAGATATCGGCCTTACATGGGCATACTTCACCTTGAATACCTTTAATGACATAGTCTCTTTCTTTTGCTAACATAGTTCCCTCAAGAGTTCTTATTAAAAATTCTAGTCCATTTATCCGTTCTATATTACCGTTCATAATTTCACTTATAAACCAATTTGGTACTATCATTCCTTTTTCTATTTTTACAGCTTTAACTTTGATAGGCTTTTTGATAGGCTTTTTGGTAGACTTTTTGATATACTCTGTCCCCTCCATTTTTTTATAAGTTTCTTCTGAGTCATTTATAGCCTTACTTAGTTCTTCGCATGTAATATTTCTACATTCCTTAAACATTGGTTCATCCCCAAATTTCATATTATAACTACCTCCTTAAAATTTAATATAACTAATTATAACATGTTATAAATAACATGTCAACATGTTACCTATTAAAAATGCGATTTAAAATTTGATTGGCTTCCAGTTTTGTTAAAACTCCTGAATCTTGATGTGTAAATTTTTTTATAGTCTCTAATTGCTTATCAGTAGCAGGTTTATTCCCCCACGTTTTCATAATCCTTAGATCCCATAAATACCTTTTATCTTCATGATTTGCTTCCAACCATTCATAAGCATTATCAAATAAATCCTGGATGTCTCTACCATCATTTGATTCATCAAGTTCATTTGGTGACTTGATTTTAAGTAATTTAACTTTTGGTAACTTTAAAGTTAAATCACCATTAGGCATTTTATACCAATTAACATTATGGGTTTGGTACTTTTTACCTTTTGCCCAAATGTTAACTAGTTTATGATTTATTTTCCATATATGTATGTTATCTTGATTTTTATTTATTTCCTCTGGAAGGTCAAATAAACTTTCAGTTATCTCATCTTTATCACTATCAGGTTTATCTATTTTAGTTATACCTAATAAACTTGGTGCGGTGCACAAAGATAAGTTTTCAGATGTACCGACACAATCTATTAAAGTTAATTTATCTTTTCCAGGATAAAGTCTTAAGCCTCTACCTGTCATTTGAATATGAAGACTTTCATTTTTAGTAGGTCTTGCCATTATAATTGTCTCTATCAATGGTATATCTGTTCCTTCAGTAAAAATCATATAGTTAATTAAGCATTGAAACTTTCTATTAGTAAAATCTTGTATGATTTTTTCACGATTTTTAGTCTTAGCATCCACAACTACACTATGGGGGATGCAATTTGCTATGTCATAGGCATGTTTAACACTACATGCAAATATTAAAGTTTGACCTACAGCATACTTGTTATATACTTCTGCTATTGCTGACGAGGTATCTTGCATAGCTTCTTCCAGTTCATTAATTTTAAAATCTCCAGCTTGTGTACCGACTTTTCTTAAATCATAATTTATAAAAGTCCTGATACATTTTATATCGCATAAGTAACCTTCCTTAATAGCTTCCAGTAAGGATTTTTTGTAAACTATTTTGTCAAAAACACCTTTCAATTTCACTCCGTCATTTCGGTTAGGGGTGGCAGTAAACCCAAAATGATGGGTAAAATTGAAATGATCATATATCTTTTGATATGAATTTGTAGAACTATGTTGACATTCATCTGTAATAATAACACTGAATCTATTTCTATCAAATTTATCCAATCTTTTAACCAGAGATTGAACAGATGCAATTACTACACGTTCACCATTACTAGAGTGGTTAGCCATTTCAATTCCTACCGGTTCATTTAAATATTTTATTGGCTGATATATTAATTCTTCTCTATGTGCTAAAATTAATATATCTTTATTACTATTTTTATTTATAAATGTGGTAAAACAAATTGTCTTGCCACATCCTGTAGGTAGCTGTATTAACCAGCTTCCACTAGAAATAGTTGACATAATGTCAACTATTTCCTCTTGATAAGGTCTAAGTTTCATTCTTTAATTATCCTTTCTATCCAATCACTTGATATTCGATAACCTAATACCTTAGGCTCTGTTATAATAAAGCCTAAATTGTTATGATGTTTTACATTTATAAATCCATGTTCATTTTGAACTTCTAAAATGTCTCTAATCCATTCACCACTAACATCATCTGTAAATTTAACCATTACTTTCATTCTTCAATTATCCTTTCTATCCATTCTGGTAATAATTTATAATTTATTATATCTGGTTCATTTATCTCATATTGGCAGTTATTACGTTTTATTACAGTTATATATCCTTGCTTTTTTTGTAAATCCAATATATCTCTAATCCAACTAACATCACCGTGATTTTTATAGTTAAATTTAACTATTACTTTCATTCTTCTATCACTTCCTTTATCCATTCTGAAGATAATAAATAATTTGACATACTAGGTTCTTTCAGTTCTAAAGTATATGTGGATACTTTTTTAACATTTATAAACCCTTGTTGCATTTGAAGTTCTAATAATTGCTTCATCCATTCACATTGATTTGACCATTCTGGAAAATTAATTATTACCTTCATCATTTATCTTCACCTCTCTTTATCAATTTAAGTATATAGGCCTCTAAATAAATTTCTAGATCCTCTAGCTTTGTATTTAATATTGAAAATTCTTTATTTACAGAGAATTCTTTTTTTAATTTAGCTTTTAATTCTTTAATATGTTCTAAGTATTCAAATTTAGTTGCACATTCTATACATAGCAAATGACCTTTTTTGCCATTTGGCAATATACCCAATGCACAATCATGACAAATGTAACGATTACACATTTCGCATGTGTACCCAAATTTAATTTTGCTATTACACCTTTCACATGTATCATCAGAACATTGATGCCTATAAAACATTATTATCACTCCTCTTATATTTTAAAAATTCCATTTTTCATCATTATAATAACTATACAATTCTTTTATATCTTCATTATTTGCAATTTTAGTTATGCTTTCACTCATTTCTAAAAATGAATGTCTTAAACTATTTATTTGTTTTTTAGTAATATATCCTCTATCAATGTAAAAATGATATGTAAATACTATAAAATCATCTAATAACCTATCTTTTTCAATTAATTTTACTAATGTTCTAATTATCATTTCATCATTATTCCTTAATAATTTATTAATTTCATCAACAGTCCATTTTTTCATATTTCATTACCTCACTTCGACTCATAATACCCACAGTTTGGACATTCCCAACCACCTAATGGAGTTTGCTCCATATCACACCTTTCACAGGTATCATCAGAACATTGACACTTAGAAAATATTATTACCCCTCCATTCCTTTTAATCTTGTGACCAATATTAAAATTGGTCACATTTGTTTCTTTCGTCGCAGTTGTCACAGTCCATACATCCAAGGCAACAAAATATAAGACCTAATTTTTCACAGTACAACATACAATTATCACAAACTTCCTGTTCACATATTTCACACTCGAACACCTCGTAAACTTCGGCTCCGCAATTTTCACATATTAATTTCATTTCAACACCTCATTTCGACTCATAATACCCACAATTTGGACATTCCCAGCCACCTAATGGAGTTTGCTCCATATCGCAGCCGCATGGACATTCTCTATAACATTTCATCTATTATCCCTCCTGTTCCATTTTCAATTCATAATTTGGATATTGTATTGAAATTTTAATTTTTTCAGTAACAATTGCATTAAAACTATTAGTACCTCTGTATATACAAGTTACGTATATTTTAGGATTTTTTAAATTTAAATTGGATAATTCATTCTTATCAATTTTTGAATCCACATGCTCAAAACTTTTCGGATTTTTTAAACTATTCATTATTGCCAAATTTACTAAACTATTACTTCCATCTTCTAAAATCTGAGAATTTATCCATTTGTCACGTTTTTGAATCTCATTTAATGTAGGTTCTGGCGTTTTAATTTCTGTAGGTTTTATTGTTTGTGTCTGTATTTGTTGTGTAGGTTCTATAGCATAAGTTTTATCTTTATTTTCAGTATCAACATTTTTATCATTTTGGATAATTCCAACCCATAAACAAAATATTAAAATTGGAATTCCGATTCTAACTACTTTATTTACATTTTTTTCTTTCAAAATTATATACACTTTCACATATGGTATTAATAACCATGCTAAAATATTCAATATTGTTTTCATTTATATCAATCTCCTTGTAATAATTATTTTTTTAAGAAGAACTGCCTAAAATGGCAGTTCATCATCTTTCTCTTCAATCCCTATGTCACCGTTTTGATCTTCTTCATAACTGAATAAATCAGTAGCCTCAAACCTTACAACTTCTTTAAGTTGTACCCCTTGTAAAAATCTTGAAAAATAAGACTTGTCTTTAGGTTGTGTCATCTTAAATTGTACATTTACAAATTCCATATGGAACTTTACAGTTTCTAAATTATCAACATCATTACCTTTAAGATCCACGACTCTAATTTCATAATTGCTAGATAATTTCATTAAATAATTATCAGTAGCAATTTTTAAATATTCCGCATATCCTGCCTTTTTCTTTTCGTCTATTTCAGCATCCAGTTTTCTTTTAATATCCTCCAAATCTTTAGATTTCAATGGATAATATTGTGTATTAGGTTTTATCTTAAAATTATTATTTTTTAATGACATTCTATCAAGCAATGCCATTAACTGTTTTGTTTGTTCACCTTTTTTAGGTAACAATGCAGTACAATTATATTTCCCATCGCTAAACTCTCTACCTTCATCCGGTTTAGCAATGTTACAATATACAAATAGTATATCCTCTAACAATACGTGAGCTTCCATGTCATTATTTCTTTTAGAATTTTCATAAATTTTAACTTTCATAATTTGTAATCTCTCCTTTGTTATATTATATTTATATATTAACATGTTATAAATAACATGTCAATATAAATAAAAAAATATTTGGTATTATACCAAATATTTTTTAATTATTTCATCATTCAAATTTTCAAAATTTATAGGAGACTTAAAGTTGCACTCATAAAAACCATCACACGACCACACTACTGCTTTATTAACTATTTCATAAAATTTACTATCTTTAAATTTAAAAGCACTATCAATTTTAAATATGAACTTTTTATTATACCCAAGTGTTACTTTGTTCCAACATTCAAATGTATTTGCCCGTTTTAATTCTTCTAATAAAGGAGTTATTGATTTCCAACCAGTTTTAGCCTTTTTTAATTCTTTATCATAAATATCAATGTCAATAATAATAAATTTATCATTATTATTATAAAAAGTCAAACTCTTACTCTCAGTAGATTCTAACACTTGAGTCAAATTATATTGGATTAATGATTTTATCATTGTTTGTTTATTATTTTTATTATAAAACATACATTCTTTTTTCAAATCTCCTCTAAATCCAGCTAAACCAATTGTGGGGGATAATAATTTCGTAAATTTTCGTCTCATAGTCCTTTTTAGTTTTATATTTTCTTCAGAATCTTTTAGTAATTGTACTTCAAAGAAATTTATAGTTTCTTTTTTTTCAAGTTCAAAATCTAAAATCCTATCTTTTATAATTTTTGCATATTTATTATATATTTCTAATTCAGCTAAATTCTTATCTGTAGTGAAATAAAAAGGTTCATTATTTAAACCCAAAATCGTAGGTTTGACCGTATTTTTAATTATTACATCCCCCATAGATTTACTTGTAAGATAATATGCTTTTTCCTCTATTTCAAACCACTTAGGGTTAAAATATATTGGAAGAATTTCAACACTTTTATTATTTAATAATCTTAATGCATTATGAATATTCACCGCTAATTTTTCATTTTTGTTTATCCATTGCTTAATCTTAAGATTGTAACAACCTTTAGTTTTCATCTTACCATTTTGCCATTTAATGTAGTTATTTACATCTTTTTGAATTATCTTATCTATTTTTTCTATACCAACTTTAAAATACCCATCATCTTCAATATTAATTTCCTGCTCTGGTACAATCAACCCATCGGTATTTCCATTATAAATTTGATCCACTTTTTCAGATAAATTTATTAATAAAGATTGCCCTTTAAGGCAGATGAATCTTCCTAAAGGTTTACAAGAAATTGGAAGATTGAAATTAGAGTTTATTAACCCATAAGCAGAATTTAATATGATCTTAAATCCATACTTTAAATCCTCCAATATCTTAATATCTTCGATATTTCGTTCCCATTTTAATTTTTGTTTAATATTAGTATTTCTTTCTATGTAGATTTGTTCATACAAATCTACATCTAAAATATTTTTAAATAATTCAGCATATTGAAGTATAACCGATGGATATTGACTTTCATAATCTAAGTGTAGTAAATTTTCAACACGGAAATTTTCTTTAGCTCCATGAAGACCCCCAAGTCCAAATTTACATTTGCAACCTTTCAATTCAATTTCATCAAAACTGTTAACTTGAATATCAATATCAATATTATAATCATCATCTATATAATCACGATTATTATAATCGCAATATACCTTTTTTAATTCTGCATCACTTTTAATATGTTGATTGTCATTACAAAACTTTACAAAATTATTGAATTTTACATTATCTGTTTTTATAAGATTTGTATAATCAATATCAATATTTTTATCAGGATTTTCTATACTCAGAATCGATACAATTAAATCTGTATTATTTTCACTATAAATTACTCTATTTTTTAATTCAACCTTCCTAAGACTATTAACGGCTTTTACAGCTAACCATTTTTCTTTAATTTTAGGTATTATATTTTTATCAAAAAATCTATATAAAAAATCTACATCATTCTTAGAATATTCTATCCATTTATTATATAAATTATCTTCTTTAATTTTTTCAATATTTTTATATACCGAAAAGTCAATCTTGATGTTGTACCCTTCTTCCACTAATTGCAGTGACTTTAAGGAAATAGAAGGTATGAGTCTTCTATCATTCCTAATCGTGTAATAATACATAATTTTAGGAATTGAATTAAACATCATATTTTTAAAAACTTTAGATTTTCCTAACATTTTACTGAATTTATCTAATAATTCTAAAGTGGGGGGATTATTAGAATAATGTAATTTGCATTTTTCAATAGCTAAATCAAAATCTTTCAAATCATCTTTAAAATAACATTCGACCCAGAAAAAACTATTTAACCTAAAATAATCTAATCCTTGCATAATTAGATTATTTAGTTCTCTCATTTTTAAACATAAATTTGCTTCATTATTTTCTACGAGTTTACATAAAAAATTAATCATTACTGCATCATAATCAATGCTGTAAAAATACATAGGTCTTGTTATTTTACATAATACCTCACTATAAAATTTATAAAAATCTGAATCTTCATAACATTCTACAATATAAGTTTTTGACATAGCTTCATTTCTATACTGAAATGACCAATAATCATATAAGCATTCCGTATCAATTATTAAAAATTTAGGATCAAAAACTTCTAAATTTATTAATTCATTTAACATTATATCATCGCCCTTTCTATAAAACTATAACACGGTAATTCTACCGTGTAAATTTACATTTTATTATAAAATTTTTATTTAAAACTCTTAATTGTGTTAGCATTATTGCCAATTTTTCAAAATTCATTTGCCACCTCTTATAATATTTTTTGGAAGGTTATTCTTACATCATGTGGGTTTACTACTCTTACCCTATTAATATAAATATGTATTCCTAATTGATAAATACAAACTTTTTCATTTTCTGCTAAAACTTTTTTTGGTGAATTTTCAAATCTTTCAATTTCTTCTTTACTTAAAGTCCTTTGGTTATTTTCTTCAATATTTCTCTCAATTGTAGATACTTCAAATCTATTCAATGCTCTACTCCAATTTACTAATAAACCTAATTTTTCCTCAATATCCATTAACCTGCTTGTTGTTATTGTTGATCCATAATATGCCATTTGCAATCTCTCCTTTGTTATTTGATAATATAATTGTACCATGGTACAATTACCATGTCAATTACAATATTGTTACAAAATAAGAAAAAGAATGAGATTACTCATTCTTTTTTTACGAATCTTCTATATGTTTCATATATGTTAATTGTTTCAAACTCTTCTTCAGATATAAGATTTTTTAACCTCATTTTTTTAAGTTCATGTTTACTGATATTAGATTTTACCTTAATTTTACCACTATCGCATATTCTCCAAATCGAATAGCCTTCTTTATGTAATTTTGATTCTAATTCACCGAGCTTATTACCTGACACTAATACATTAATCACTATTAATCATCTCCTTTATACCAATTATAAATGTAATCCCCGATAGTATATGTTGTTGATTGTTCCTGTAAATGCTTCTTAATTTCAGCATTCATCTTTTTTATTTCTTTATCTGTAAAAATTAAAGTGTTACTAAATTTTCTTATCCTAACTTTAGGCACAAATAAGAAATCTTTTATTTTATTTATTACCTTTCTTATCATTTTTATCATTTTTTACAGCTTCTTTCATTTTTTCTTTTACTTTTTCAATACAGTCTTTACAATATAATTCAGTTTCAATAATTTCTCTTCCACATTCATAACATTTTGCCATAAAATCCCTCCTACATAATGCAATTAAACCACTTCCATAAATAATTTATAATTTCTACCTGTGATTTATCTGTCTTTTTCCTAATGCTGTGATAATGTTTATGTAAAAATTCACTCCAATAATACAATTTACCAACATTAGACATTTTAATTGCTCCTTTCTTTATTGTTTTCTTAATTGTAACATGTTAATTGTAACATGTCAAATTACAATTTATTAAATTGTAATGTTAAATATAACATGTTATAATTAATTAAATTAAAGAAGGGATGAATCACAATGGATATAGAAAAGAAGTTTAGATATAAATTTAAAAGAAGCAGCTTACAATTTCCCAAGGAATTTATTGAATTCCTTAATGAGCAAATTAAAGACGGACAACCTAAAAATCATTTTATAATGGATAAGTGTGGATTCAAAAATTATAAAGACATGGGGGAAAGATTTAAATAAAAAAAGGCTTTAAAGCCTTTTTTTATTTATACCCATTTATTTAGATTATTCTTTTTTTTAAACTTACAAACAACCCTATACCTAAACCAATAAATGCAATGCCTCCAGCGACAAATGGTAACTTACTACTTGAAGATTCTCCTGTTTTAGGTAGAACTCTACCGTTAGAATAAGTGTAATATGATTTTTTCGAATCTCCTTTAGCACTAAGTTTTGTATCACTTGTACTAAGTTCCGTCGCTGTATTCCTTCTAACATATACGTTTACTTTCTCACCGTCTACTTCAATTTCATTAGTTCCCTGGTTTAATGTAAACCCTTTGGACCATTTACCATTGTAATAAATTTTAGTATTTCTCAATCCATTTACACAAGATGTAACCATTTTTTGAGTAATTTTACCTCTGAATTCACCCTGCATAATTTGGATATTACAATTAGTATTACCTGATACATTTAATACATACTTACCAGTAGTTGTATTAGTGCATTTTGGTGTGCTAGTTGATGTTGCGCCTGGTGTTTCGCTTGCTGTACTAGTGGCTGTTTCAGATGCTGTACTAGTTGCTGTTTCAGATGCTGTACTAGTTGCTGTTTCAGATGCTGTACTAGTTGCTGTTTCAGTTGCTGTACTAGTTGCTGTTTCAGATGGTGAAGTGGATGCTTCTACAGTCAATTCTTCTACATTAAATGTAAAAATAAATACTACATTGTTAGCATAGTTAGCAATTTTAGTATTTATATCTTCATATTGACTAGTAAGTATTTTCTTTTCAGCATTTACTGTAACTTCATTATAACCTAGCTTATTAAAATCTTGTGGTGAACTACCTTCATAAACTATATGCCCATCATATTTACCTACTACTTTACAATTAGCTGTTAAATTAAATGCATCAAATGTATATGAACTACCTTTTGAAATACTTACACCATTTACACTTGCAGTTTTTGTCCATGTAATCCCGTTAAGAGCAGTAATATCATCAGAAGTTACATCACTAAATGTAGTTTTATACTTTTTTGTTTCTGTGCCTGCATTTATATTAAGGCCTACACAAAAAATAGTAATTAAAATTGACATTGCTAAACTTATTGTTATGATTTTTTTCATATTAATTCTCCCTTTTCTCTAATATTTATAGTATGGTAATAATACCATGCATAATTTATAATGTCAAGCAAATTATGAATAAATTATGAATTAATTTTATCACAAAAAATAAGCTGAAAAATATTTTTCAGCTTATTTATAAATGTTAATGTTGAAATATACAATTTTATTTTGATTATTCACATTATATCATATAATTTAGTACATTTTTATGAAATTTAAGTGCATTTCCATGAAATTTTGGTACATTTTCATGAAATTTAGGTACATTTCTATAAACTTTTAATTATTTAAAATATGGGGGAATTTCATCATTTTTGGTTTTCCAGTTATGTAAATATTAGGTTAAAAAAAAAATATTGAAATATTTTCCAATTGACATCCTCCGGTGGAGTAGTTCTCCATATCTCCCCACGCAAGTGATACCAATGGTTTCAAGGATTTTTTGGAGAGGAGGAGGACCATTTTTGCATCCTTTGTCTATTTTTTTTTTTTATGTATACATTTGTTTTCTATTTGGTAATAATTAGTATCATAATATATACATTTTATTATAAAAATCATTATTATTATTTATTTATAATATATAGTCCTCCATCTCCACTATACACTAATACCAATATGAGGAGATGATTTTAATGTAATCCTCTATACTTCTCCTCTCCGCCCAAAATTGGAAAAAAAAAAAAGACTATTAAAGTCTTTTTAAGTAATAACTTACCATTTTTTTATGTCCCGTTTTAAATTTTACATTATTAGCTTTTAATTCTCTTCCTAATTTAAATTTATTAATGTATGGAAGTTCTTCACATATTTGTGAAGCTGTTAACCATTCCCCCATGTTGTTATCAGGGAATAAATCAAATTTACTCTCTACTTCTGATATAATTTCAGATGTAATTACATAATTCCTATTTTCATCATTTATAATTTTAATTTTATCATTATCAAAATAGTAAGGTTCATTATTTAAATATTTCGAATAGATATACCCCCATAACATATCTAGGTCAATATCATGGTATGCATTGCATTGACAATTTATTAATGTTAAATATCTTCGATTACCTGTAGTATCTCGTAGATACTCAATATCATTAGTTGTAGCACATAGTATCATATTTCTAACTTTATCAATTGCTTCTTTAGCATATGGAGGTCTTACTTTATCTAAAGTTCTGGTTATAAAATTTTTCATAGCTTCTTGATCAGATTTTTTAAATGTCCCTGCAATTTCACCACACTCACAAAGCCATACAGACATCATCTCTAAGATATCATCTTTATTATTTGCATCTAAACTTCTACCACCTAACCAATATCTTAACCGCATAAATTTAGGTATTAAGTTTTGAAACCAAGTAGTTTTTTGTAAACCGTGGTCACCTTGTAGTACTAATATAAATTGAGCTGAATTTAATTTGTCATTTGAATTACATCCAATATACACCATTTGCAATAAAAATTTATAAATATATTCATTTTTATTTTTACTATCAGTTTTTATAGTTTTTAATAATTCATCAAAGATATTATCATTTTTATTATTACTATAATATTTATGAGATTTTTTTAAATATTCTTCAATTGGATTATATTTATATTCTTTACAAATTAATATTAAATATTTTTCTAAATGTTCAATACTAATTCTAAAATTGTGTTTCTTACACATGTCCCATATATATACAATCATATCTGATAATGGTTTATCATTTATTTCATAATTTAACTTTATTTCATTAAATCTGCATTTAATGAAATAATGATTAATTACACATTTAACATTTTCAATAACATCTAAAATTTGAAACTTTAAAATTTTTGGACGTTCTTCATAATCTGGATAAGATTCATTATATTTTTTTAATGAACTATTAACTTTATCACCGTCCAAATTTTTATAAGTTACAATTACAAAATCTTCATCCCATTTTACATTTGTAAAATCCGGATTTTCTAAAGCTCTAATCTCATTCTTCCACTTATCCCATATTCTCCAATGTTTTTCATTATTGCAATCTGAATGAGAAAATGTTACAACATTCAAAGATTTAATCCCTATACAGCATTTCATTTCTGATTTATCACAAATAGGACATGCAAACTTAATATAATTTTTATTGAGTACGATATCATAATATCGTACTCCTTGTGTTTTAAGGTATTCCACTATAATTTTAGTTTTATTTTTCAAATTTGTAATATCTTGTGTCATTAAAGACTTGCCATTTTTGTCACATTGTGATACATTAAATGTATTAATGTATTTAAAATGTAAATTGTTATCAGTAACTACTATGAAATTTGAACCATTCATATATAGCGAAATACCTTGATCTTCGAGGTATTTTTTTTCATTTTGAATTAATTTATCAAAATAACTATTATCATTAATACACTTATCGTAATCCTCATCATTAATGATTTGTTCTAAATCATCAAAAGTATATTTATAATATTTTTTTTCGGCTTCTTTTACCATACTCCTTATCCACCTTTTCTACCTCTCCATAATAAGGTTTAATAATTATACTATTATTTTTTACTTCAAAGGATACATATTCTTCAAAATTTAAAGCTTGTAGTATAGCCTTATCAATAAGTACGTAACTACAATCTTTACTACGCTTTGATAATTTTTTAATTCTCAATTTTATTACCTCCATTAATTATATTGTTATTATTATATTATATGTGCTAAAGTTTGACGTGTAAATATTAAAATAAAATAACGATTTATGATACAGTATGATAGAATTAAACCATAGTTCTATTTTATTTTTATTAATCACCACTTTTTTACTATTAATAAAAAAAAGTTACTCAATTGAGTAACTTTTTTTAAAACTTAGATTTAATATAATTCAATTGCGATGCTAGTAAATTCCAATTCCATGCACCGAAGGAATATATTTTCCCATTAAATCCGCCAAGTATTGCATCATATTTTTCTTTATCACTATATGGTGGAGTAGTACTATCGTATATTTCAGTTTTATAATCATTAATCATAATGTTTGATGTAATCATATCGTTTAAATATGTCCATGCTATAAATATATTATTAGATTCTTTATATTCATAATTATAAATTATTTTTTCTCCAATAATAAATTGAATATAATTGTTTTTATATACAATAGAATATAAATCTCCATATTTAAAAATATTACCATCACCTTCTAATATTACATTTAAAGCGATAGTAAACCTTTTACGATCATAAAATTTAGAAGTATCTACAAAATACATTGCAGAATTATTCGAAAATTCTAAATAAGTATCTATTTTTGGTTGGCTTATTTCAACATTTTGAAATAAGTCATTATTATTTCCACTTTGGTCATAAATTTTAGAAACATTAATTTTTCTAACATCTTGAAGATATTTGTAATTATTAATACCTTCCTGGTCATTATAACCAATATCTACTTTTGTGTTCCCCATTTGAATTTCAATAAATTTATCAGTATTATTAGTTAAATTATTTATACTGAATAAACTTATCATCTGATTATCAAATGGAGTACTTTTGGGTATTTCCTTATCCATAGTTTAACCCTCCTTAAGAATATTGCCTGCACAACCTATTTAAAACATTATTTATATTTCTTTTAAAAATAGGTTTTGAAGCATTAAAATTGTTATATATAAATGAATCTAACCTTTCTATTTTTTTAGCATATGGTACATCTGTTCCGAATGCTATTTTCATCTTACCAATATTACCATGTATATTACATACAAAATGATTACCTTCATGATCTGAATAACTATTTGTTTGTTCACGTATGCTTTTAACATATATACTGGCTCTTAATCTTCCAGTATCGACATGACCTTTCTCGGTAAGAGACTCTTTTGCTTTAGTCTCTAATTCTGTCTTAGCAGTAGCGATAAGCTCTTTTTCAACTTCTCTTTCTATTTCATCTTTAAAATTTTGAAATCTCCGTATGAGCCTATCAGCACCCCTAATTTGGATTGAATTTCTAGCCATTTAAATCCTCTCCAATACATATATAATTTGTTGACCTCCATCTAAAACTTTGTTATTTGTTTGTATTAAGATTTGTCTTATAATTTTAAAATCTGGTATACCATTCTTTCCAAGAAATTCATTATATTGAAATTTGTGAAAATGGAATTCGTTTGGTTCTTGGTTATATGGTACTAATATAATAATATAATTATTACAATGTTTAGATATTTCTTCTAATTTGGTATGAGGATCTTCAAAATGTTCTAAAACATTAGAACAATAGATCACATCATATTTATCCAAAAAATTTAATTCATTCTTAAATACCAAGTGGGGGAAATTGATGTTAGCTAAATTAATAGCCTCATCACTAAAATCATACCCAGTAACATTATGGTTTATAGTATTTAATATACTGGTTGCTTCTCCTAATGCACAGCCATAATCTAATATAGAATCAGCATTTTGAATTATTTCTAATATTATATTATCTACAGATGTTAAAAGGAGACTTGCATAATATGCAGTTTGCAGTCTACCATCTATTCCGTATATCCATTTAGCCCGAAACTCTTCGTCCCACCATTCTTTACTATTTGTTTTCATTAAATCACTCCTTTACATGTTAATTATAACATGTTAAGCATTATTATTCAATTCTTCTTGGCAATTCAATTTCAAATATAGTCCCCTACCTGTAGGATCACTTGCTGCATTTATTTTTAGCATTTTATTATTATATTTCAATACATTTGCGTTATTTAAGTCATCCATATATCGCATTGTTACATTATAAAATAAAAATTCTTGATCTTTTAAATTCTTAGTATCATTTCTCATACTCACTCTTTTAACATTCCCCCATGTTTCGGTCACGGTTTGTAATGTAAGGCTATAACACCCTCCTTCAAATTCAGTCCTGGACTGTTCAAAAATTACAAGCCTATGTGGTAAGTTTGTAAGCATTATAACACCCCCAAATTTCTATGCCTTAATGGTGCTAATATCCTTTTAAATTCCATTGGTACATTGTTAATGTCATAATTTACAGACCAATTTTCTTCTGAATGTTGGATTAAATACATTTCCCTATTTTCATATAAATAAGCTGTTTGTCTTAATATTACATTTTTAATTACTTCTAATTCCTGCTCATTACTTATAGCACAATCAAATTCAATTTTATATCCGTCCCCTTCTCTAGCTTTTGTAAAATGTGTTGCATAAGGATACATGACATTATCAACCATTCTAAAATTAGTGTATGCTGTCCCTGTGCTATTATATAATTCATATATCGTAGCTGTAGGAGTACCGACAATAGGTGCATTAAAAAGCATAATTTTACTTAAATATTTATCGTTTACATAATCATATCCATCAATATATTGCTCAAAACTTTTAGCTTGTATTGATTTATGAATTATGTTTTCACAAATAAACTCACTTGTTTTTAATATTGTTTCGATCAATGTATCATCTGTCGTATAACCGACTTTTAGAAAATTCTTAGCTACACTAACACTTATTAGTGTATCTGTGGTATAACTTATTTGTTTTAACATTTTAAACCTCCTCAATTAAAATTTAAAAAAGTTTATAACTATTAAACTTCTTCAATTAAAATTTGGTAACGTAAATCTAAATTACGGTACTCTCCATCACGTTCACGGTCTTGTGAAACTTGTTTACATATAACGTTCCTGTAATTTACGTTATCAGTTTCAAATCTTTTCATATGCAACTTTGATTTTATTTCAGCTGCAATTGATAACGCAGGATAAAATCCTAAGCTTCCAGGTTTTGTATAAATAGTGATTAAAAAATTATTATCAATTCCATCTTTACCGTGTTTTTGGAATGGTATTGAACCTCCCCCACCAATGATTACATATGAATATGGTTTATTTGGTGTAGGTTCATCATAAACTTCAACACTTATATCATTTATAGCATCATATACAATTTTTTGAGCTTCAAACTCCATAATATGATCACCTCTTTTCTATATATTATATAACACAAATAGAGTCTTATAATCTAATAAGACTCTATTTTACAGCTAGCCTATCTATATTAACCCTATTCGGGATTATTTTTTACAGCTTCTAGCTTTTTTAGATCTGAATCTCTATAAATATGGAACGCCTGGTATTGTGTATCCATATATAAATTATATCCATGCGTCATTGCTCTTATAGAAAATGCTCTATCCTCCCATATGGAGAACGTTACATTTTCGATAGGTGAATAATTTACACCTTTTCTATATACATCATTATTTACTAAAATTAATGCTCCTGTACCACCAACTTTATGTATACCTTTTTGTGTATAATCATATTGATTTCCGCCATATTGGTCATATTGCCATGCGTTAGTTCCTGGATGCTCGTCATTAACATTCCATTTAGTCCAAAATACTTCTGACATTATATTGAGTTTTAAATGTTTTAAAGTTTTGTATAAATGAATTAATGTTAATGGATGTAAAATTAAGTCACTATCAACCCAAAATGTATAATCATAATTATTTTTTAAGCTATAGTCTATTATTTCATTTTTAATAGTAGATAATGTTGTAAAATTTTCATACTTCCAGTGGTGTGTATCATTTGAAACTTTATAGCTAATTTTATTATCATATCTTACAAGAGAAGTTTCGTCATTAAAATAATCTTTTAAATTATCATAGCAATTATGTAAATAAAAATGTCTATCCACACTAAATAAATTTTTATCTATTATTAAATCATCTAAACTTTGTAAATAATGTTTTAAAATTTCAGGTTTTTGATTAATAGCTGCCGTTATTAAAATTTTATCCATCAAATCAAATCCTCCAAATTTGGGTTTTTATCTAATATAGATTTATATTGTTCTAGTGATCCATATACTCCATCTGGATCAACGTCCATATACCTTTTAAATTTATTTAATCTGTCTTTTTCAGTACTCCACCCCATATGTTTAACATATACATTTTCCAGTATGCCACAAGTATAATTTAATACTTTTGTAGGAAATCTCCCACAATGTATGGGGGAATTAGAGAATGTTAAATCTTTTTCAATATATCGTGCTAGAAATGGAAATGCTCTAGTATGTGCGTTCCACAAATCATCGGACCTGTACTGTTTATCATTCCACATGTCGAATAATCTTAATGCTATTAAATCTAAACTTTTATCATTTGATAACATTCCAAAATCAATAAATTCATGTAAATATTTAGCATCATATTTAGATATTAACTCATCTGCATCAAATATCGCTATCCAATCACTAAGTTTGGCATGATTACAACATTTATCCCATAACGCTTTTCTTAATATAGATTCGTTTTTTATAAAAGTATGTTCAGCTGTATCATATATAATATCTGTATACCTTGAACATATTTCTACTGTATTATCAGTACTTGCGTCATTTAACACAACAATTTTATCACATAATATACTATACGATTCAAGGAATTCAGTTAGCCATCTATCAGCTTCATTTCTTACTAACAATCCACCAATTATCATGTCTTAGCTTCCTCCTCATCCATATATAATAATTTACCTTGATTCTTAGGATCTTTTTCCCAAGCTGACAAAGCCTCTTTTTGGTATTGTGAAGTAATTGGAGTTACAGCCAAATGACCAATATCGACTCTTGTATCACATAGTATTTTTACATTAATTTCTTGCCTGGCTTTTATACAAAATGTAATATCCTCCCCCATATTTGGGAACGGATAAAACCAGGGTTTTTTTATTTTATTTAAAATTGTAGTTTTAAACATACACGCCGCCATTCCACAAGCTTCTATTGGTATTATAGAATTTTCAATCCATTTTATAATACCTTCTAAATGTGGTTTGTATTCTATCCGATCATATTGATCCTTACTTTCAATTATTCGAGCTTTTAAATATATACATGGTTGGAATGGATAAGCTCTTTTAAAAATCAATCCTGACACCATATCACAAGTTTCCAATGTTTCTAAATATTTAATTATAGTATTTCTAGGTAAAACCATGTCAGAATCAACCATTAATATATAGTCAAATCCATTTTCTAAAGCAAATTTACATAAATTTTCCCTGGCATCATATATTAGACAATTTGAAATATACCTAAAATTTATTTCGACATCTTTAGGCATTTCTAAATTCATTATGCTAGATACAGTCATAAAATGATAATATCCTGTGGTTGGAAGTCCTATTAATATTTTTTTCATCACTTTGCTCCTTCAATAATAATTTATGTTAATTATACCATATAATTTTATTTTATTATTTGATTAATCAGGTTTACTTTGTGCTATAATCTTAGGTTTCTCATAAGGTTTACATTTTGTCAAGGACAATCCCCTTGACAATCCACATCAAACTTTCTTCTAGTCTTTTTATGCCTTCTCTTTGTTGTTCGCAGTCATGACTGTTATAACAAATATCAACAATAAGTGATTTATAGCCTTTTCTAATTGTTTCTATCCTATTTATCGCATTTTGATTCGGTGTATGATTTGTCATAGAGTCTTGGATCTCCATTATTCTTTTATCTATGTCCATGTTTTTATCACCTCTTTACATATATTCCTCATCAAAGTAGTGTCTTTCATCATCTTCAGGAGGAAAAATTGGACTATAGTATTCTGTCCACGCTTGGTTCATTTGCTCCCAGGTATCGTATATCCAATAATCCCAAGCGGTATCATTGAATCCCAGATACTCTGTAGTTCTTAATTTTGTAAAATTAGTATTATTAATATCAGTTTTACATTGCAAAACTACAAATTTTATAGTGTCATAATGCAGTTCTATAATCATACCGCACCTCCATCATTTATAGTCCAGTTTTTAGTGGTCTGTAAATAAGTTCGTGCAGCTTCGGCAGCTCCGCCACTAGTGTATTTAGTACTGCATTTAAACGGTACATTTGATTGTACAGCTTGTGCGGCTGCTGAAATAAGGAATTTATCGTAGTTTTCAGTAGACCAAGATGTTGCACCTGTAAGCATATCATTCATTAGTGCAACTTGTGTAAAATCAAGCATACTAATATCTTGATTAAATAAAGTACAGCCCTGAAAACTATTATTAAGCCCTACTAGATTTCCAGTATTCCAATCTGAAACCGCTTGATTTAGTGAAGTACAGCCATAAAACATATATTGTGCGTCAACAACGTTTGTCATGTTAATTACATTTATGTTTTGATTCAGTGAAGTACAGCCATAAAACATATGTCTTGTATTAGATGCTGAACTATTTGCAAATATGTTAAGACTTTTATTAAGACTACTACAACCATAAAACATAACCTGGAAAGTATCTATGTTTTGTACATCTAACCAATCTAAATCACTGTTAAACAAAGTACATCCTCTGAAAAATTGCTGGCAATCTGTCATCGTAGGATTTTTTAATTTTCCCTTTGCGCTAATTTGCATATTAACACACCCATAAAAATAAGAACCACTATTACCTAATTCTAAATTGCCCCAGTTAGATATTTCTAGTAACTTAAGTCGATCTTCTGTATTATTAAACCTAAAACCCTTACAACTACCTTTTATCTTTATTGTATACGTTCCAATGGTAGTGTATGTGTGGGTAACCTCAGCTTGGTTATAAATTGTTATATGATCTTTATAACCATCACCCCAACTTACATAGAAATTGTATGTACCACTTGCCTCAAGTGGTAACTTAATTTGGTGGTCTGTGGAACTACCACTAGAAGTATTATCGGTTTTCCAGGTACTTATAAAATAACTAGGTATTGCATTGGCTCCATTTATCTTTAATCCTAAACCTAACATCTAATCACGCCTTTCCATGGTATGCGATTACACTTCCACTAGCTATAGTTACAGATGTATATTGACCATAAATTATAGATCCAGCTGTAAACGTAACACCTGACAATCCAGTTACATTCCCAGTACATGTTAATGCTGCATCTGTAACAATCTGGATAGCATTAAATATATACCCTGTAGATGGAGTAATAGTACTAGCAGTACTATATTTCCCCCCATAATTACCCATGCTTGCATATTGTATTGCTAAAATATTATCTGGCATTTTTAACTTCCTCCTTATACTAAAGAATCCCTCACGTATTAAACATGGGGGATTCTTTTATTTAAATTTATGATTGTGGATTATAAGATCCACTCCATCTTTTTATATTTGCTGTAAATACTGTCGATGTTGGCATTGCAACATATGCCCCGATATAATTTTTATATTCATTATTAACGCTCATTTCAGGTACTCTAACTTCTAATTGCATTACAGCATCACTTGCACTTGTAATGCTACAAGTTGCAACACTAGCAGTAATAATTGTAGCACTTGCCGACCAGGTCGACACGTCACTTTCGTATACAGTTACACTACCGACGCCTTCGCCTTTTCCATCTGGAAGCCTATGAGTCATAACTTCTATAACTGCTTTTTCATATAATTTCATGTCTAATAGTCCAGACGAAGAAATACCTGTACTTGCAGTAGGTGCAACTTGTAAACTAGTTGTTACACCTTCTGTAAATTTCATATTTGCCATATTATGTCAACCTCCTTTTACTTTAATATTACAAATGGTGATAATGTGCTAGAACCTTTGTATGGTGTGATTGGTGAATCCATCCAAGGTTTACCTTCGACCCTCTTTACAAATTTCAAAGAATTTTTGTCTAAATTAAACTGGTAATGTTTAGAGTCTTCTATCCTTAATCCTTCTCTATCTCCAATCAAATATTGCCCTAAATCATACAATCCTATATCACCTTCACTACCTAAAGTAGGGAATTTTTCAGACAATATCACTTTAATTCCGTATACTGTACCAGGTACTTTACCAGAAATATTACCACTCATTCCTGGGTGGAATATAAAGTTGCCATTATTATCTTTAAGTGTATAAAGTTGTGGAATAGATGTTTGGTTTATTCCCCAGAATGCATTATCTAAGCTTCCTTTAAATCTTGCAATCATTCCAACTAAATCTATAGGATGTATTTGACTAGCAGTTGCTCTAGAAACTGTAACTGTACATGGTGCAGATAAAATCCCTAATGGTTTATCTATACCATTTCCATTTATAAATGCTGCATCCTCTTTATGTAATATTACTTCAGAAAATAAACTTTGAATAAATGGAGATAATGCAATATAGGCATCTTGGTTTAATTCTTCTGGAATATCAGTAAACCCAACAAGTTTATTAGCTGTTAATTCAAGATACTTAAATTTTGGGTTTGTATTAAATGCCGATAAATCACTAGCTTCATCCGCCCAATAAGCAGTAACGCCACCATACTGATTAGTATCTGTATTATTAGAATATGCTAGTAATGGCATTTTAAACGTCAACGATGTCATTGTTAACACTTTAGCTCCATTATTCCTAATTATGGATTGTTCCAATGGCACTTTTAAAATTTCTCTCGACCATTCTTCAGGAACTAATATTCCCCCATCTGCCCCAACATTTTCTGACAAACCTTTTAATTCCATGTTATTTCTTCTTACTTTATAAACTAATTCGCCGAAATTCTTACCATATATTTTTTCATCTATTACTTTAGTGTTATTTTGAGTAGTATTTACATTTGCCTTTTTAAATTCTTCTATAGCATCATTTATAATTTTATCCCTTTGTTCATCAAGTGATTTAAATTTTTGGTCATATTCTTCATCACGAGTTTTTAATTTATTTTGTAATTCTTCAAATTTAGTATTAAATTCTTCAGAATTAGCATCTTTGAATTTTTTCATTTCTTCTAAAATTTCTTTAATTGCTTCACTCAAGTCTTATCACTCCTCATTTTTTTAATTTCTGTTAATAATAAATCGAAATCTAGCGACTTTTTAGGTTTATTAGTACTGCATCCTTTTTCGTCATCCTGAGTGGACACGCTTCCCGACTCAGGAGAGGAGGACTCTAAAAGTGCTGTTAAAATATCTATGACTTGTTTTATAGATGTTGCATTTATACCAGATAATACACGACCAGCCTTTACATCATCTAAAAATTTTACAGCTGTTACATTAGCTTGATCGTTCATTCCGAACGCTACAAAACTATATTCATATAGCTTTAATTCCTGTAAATCTTGTACATCATTATTCCTGTCATAGCTTCTCTTAACTATATCATAGCCTATAGATAATTCATTTACAATATCCTCTTTAGCTAATTCATAGATTTCAAGACTTCTAGCGGTATTTATAAATTTTGTCTTTGTGTACAAACCTTTAGAATCTTCGACCATTTCTAAAGGTTTTCCTATTATATCGAACCAACTATGGTTAAATAATACCTTGATTCGACTTTTATTTTCTTTTATGGTTTTCTTAAATGCACCTTTATTAACTCTATCCCTGCCACTATCTACATTACCGAATGTAGATGCATAGGCTTCTACAATTAAATCCTCATTTTCTTGTTTTACATTCATTTGGACATTTTTAATATTTTTTGTAAACATTATGAACCCTCCTTTTTCCTTACATATCCTATGGTACACCGACAACCAAATATCTCATTTTTACTACCGTTACGGTCGGCTGGGTAATCTAATTCAGTTTTTCCAACTTTAAACTTTTGATTTAAAGGTATGGGGGAATTTTTATTATATCTAGCTCCTGCTCTCTTATGTGTTTTACGAACCCTGGAGTCATGAGTATAAATCCAATACTTTTCTACCTTACCGGTAACTTGCTTAGCACCCTCTAACGATGCTAAATTGCAACCGCCAATGGTTTCAAACCTAGCAATTCTTGTGGCTCTATATAATGCTAAACCTTTCAATTCTTTTTGTAATTCTTTTGAAGTTTCAGCTATTGTCAGTCCTTTATCAATAGCTTTTTTAGCAATTCTTTCTATCTTTTTTTTACTAGATTCTTGTATTTTTTTATTTTGTTCCCTAGCCATATTATTAAATATTGTTAAAAGTTCCAATGTGCTAGGGTTAAAATCTCTAGTATCCCCCATTAATTCTTTATATTGTAACTTGCCGTAATCTGCCATTATTCTTTTATATATGTCATTTAATATTCTTTCAGCTCTATTCGAATCTTGTTGAATAATTTTTATAATTTCTTTTTTAAAAATAACAAAATTTTCATTAAATGCTTTTATTATTTTAATGTTTTGATTAAAGAAAAATTGTCTCATAGAAGTTTCTAAAACATTAAACCAACGAAGCTTAGAATTTTCCATTTCATTATTCATACAGGCATCACTTCTTCAGTATTCTTAGCTTCCTCTTCAATATCTTCATCGCCTGACTCTATATCTGGCATAATTTCAGACATTAAACTGGATTTTAAATTATCACCATACTCTAATTTTTCCCAACCTAATTCTCCTCTTGCTTCATTTAAAGTTAAAAAGTCACTGTCCCACATTTTTAATACTCTGTCTGTTTTTTCATTTTGGTTTTCAGTTAAAACTTCAATATTATCTAAATTGTAATCTATATAATAATTTTCATTTAAAGTTACAAATTTAGGTAATAATGTTTGGTTAAGATCACATTTAATTTTATTAAGGTATTTTGGGATAACAGTATTTTTCCAAAATGCTTCTAGTGCTTCGCTATAGTTTGCATAAGTTTGACCCTCTGGATCTCCGACAACTTGTCCAGGTACACCAAATCCAGAACAAATTTCAGTCCTATTAACTTTTTTTTGTAATATAAAGTCCATTTCAACAGCATTTACACCAAATGGGATGTAATTTGCTTTTTCTGAGTCAATTATTAAAGGCATTCTATTATTATTAGACCCCATGTAATTTTCACGCCATTTTGATCTAATACCTTCAATTTGATCTTGTGTAGGTGACTCAACCATTAATGCTCCTGGCGGAACTCCACTATTATCTAATGTTTTCTTATTCCAGTCTATCGCTGAATTTTCAGTATCTAATATTCTTGCTTGAGCTTTTATGGGGGATAATCCTTCATAAAAATCTAAAGGATCTATAAATCTGGACCATAACACTAAATTCTTTGAGTATTCTTGTAATTCGCTTCCTATTCTATATTCTAGCCCAGATATAAATTCCTCTTTGCTAGGAATAGGTTTGGTATAATATGGTATTAGTGGCTCGATGATATCTGGATTTATTGGACTGTTAAACTTAGCAAAAAACTTGCCATTTAAAGCCAAATATGTTGCCCACAATTCAAAAAAATCTCTGCTAGACAAGTTATCATTGGCTTTTTTATTTAGCAAATTTAATATCTGATGGTCTTCTATTTCTAGCAAACTTCCATCTGGATTTTTTTTATATAAAAGCCAGGGAACATTTGCAACACTAGTCGCAATTAGAGATACACAAGAATATACCCATACAATTTTTTCAAAACTATCTCTTATCATTACATAATCGTTTACAGGACTCCATTTGGGTACATTATAATTACCGCTAACTAAGTATCTAACAGCTCTTTTATAAAAAAAACTCTTAAAAAATTCAAACATTTTTTAATACACCCCACTTCCGATGCTTTCTGCCATTTGATATTGCATTCCATATCTAATAGCATCTATCGCATGATTATTTCGATCTTCTGGCACATTTAAAGGATTACCGTCTTTATCTTCTCTATATTTATGTAATGTAAATTCTTTTATAGTATTTACACATCTTATATCTATAATTATTTTTTGCTGTTTAAGCCATTTATAACCAAATTCAACACTACCTTTACCTTTTTTACAAGATTTCATTCTATATCCACGTTTGAATAATGTTTTAATGGTTTGTGCTTCTGCACAATCTGCCATAATTAACTCCTCTTCATATAATTTAGACATTTCCTCATCCAATTCATCAATACTTAATTCTCTCATATACATTTCTTCCACTATATATAAAGTTTTTCTATTCTTATTATATGACATTTTTATATATGCATTTGGATCACTTAGTCCGAAATCAAGTCCACTTTCAATTAATCCAAAATCCATTTCAGATAAATCTTGAGTTTCCCAATTTTTAAATATTACATTGCCTATTATTCCCCAATTCCCCAATGTATAGACATTATAGTAATATTTATCAGTTTCATTTTCAAGCTCTTTTATGTCATCTTTTGTAAGAAATTTGTTATTTTTGTAAGTACTTTTAATTATTAATAAATTATCAGATTTGAATATAGTTTTGCTATCGTCCCATAGTAAAAAGAATTCATTAAAGATCCAATGAGTTTTATAAATTGGATTGAAACTCATTGTTATTCTCTTTTTAACTTTGGTTTTTCCGCGTAATCTTTTATTTAATTGCTTAAACGCCTGATAATTGATTTCAGTAGCTTCTTCAATCCATATATCAGTTAATACACCTTTTTGAGGTGTAATACTTTTTATTTTTTCGACATCATCTAATCCGGCAAATAAAATTTGAAAACCATTTATGCAAGTTATTGTTAAATCTGTTTTATTTACTATAAATAACTTGCTAAGTTTAAAGTTACTAATTGCTTTTACAATTTCATTAAATACCGACCGTTTTAAAGTACTTGCAACGGCTCTACATATTAAGTAATTACGTTGCTCGGTTAAAACATCTAATACAACTCTTTGAGCTAAAAAGTAACTCTTACCTGAACTACTGCCACCAAAATATATCTGGATTCTTGTATCATCCTTTAAATGGGGGAAATACACATCATTGAATACTTTTTTTGAAATATTTAAATTAACATTCATTCATCATCATCTTCAATTTTAATATTTATATTTAAGTCTTTGTTTGCTATCTCGTTTTGATCTTGTCTTTTCCATTTATCAGGATATAAATTACATAATACGAATATTAAAGCTTGTACATCTGGCAACACATGTTTTTTAGTTCTGCTAACTTTCTTAAATGGTTGATCTCCTTTTTTAACTTCTCTCTTTGTTTCAAAATATTCATAGCCTAAAGCTCTCTTATATAATGCGTTTTCCAAATCTCTTTGTAAATTTTGTTTTCCACGCCTAATTGATGCCTGCAATTCCTGATATTTATTTTTATAATCCTCCCATTGACTAGTAGCAATACCTAATTTATCACATATATCCTTTTCATACTCACCATTTCGTATCCATTTAGTAATATCTTCCAAATATGGTTGTACGTATGTTCCATATTTTGATTTCCTGGCCATAATAACATCACCCTATGTCCAAAGCTACACTATTAAATGGAGATATATTAGTATTACTTATTTGGATTTCATATATGACTCCATATCCACTATATATTGAAGCTCCACCAATATATAAATCCCATGTGTTCGTAAATCCTGATACATCCAATTCTAATATAATTTGATACGCTGTACCTTTAATTCTAAACCTTAATACATCATTGTCTTTTTCAATATAATACTGAGCTTTACTTTGCACAGCAATTGTGGCACTTTCATTAGATGGATACCATGTACCAGAGCCATTTTGACGTTTATAAATACCAGCTACACCATTTTCCACCTGGCACATAATATAATTATCTGAATCTTGATATAGTGTAAAGCTTGGTAAATAATTAGCATATTTACAACAAATATATAATTTAGCAAAAAATTGTTTCAAGTCACTTTTTAAAAATAACTGTCTAGCACTGTACGCATTTGGATTAGTATGTACTATTCCAGGAGATACAAAACCAGCTGTTGAGTCGATTGCTGTAGAATAATGGTCTAGATTAGGGTAAAACTTATAACTCCATTCTTGCCCGTTATACTTTTGGAAAACATTATAATAATTCGATAATACCGAATCCACTCTTGCCATATACATATATTGTATTACAATATATGCACCACTAGAAGATGCATAGTTATAACCTAACAAACCTATATATTGAATATCAGACCAACTATGCCCTGATCCTGTAGATGAAAAATCAGATTTTTTAAGACTCCAACAATACCATCTATCATCTGTTATATTTCCGTTCCCATCAATATCCAAATCTTGATAATAACAATTTACATAATCAGCTCCTAATCTTATTCTAAAATAATCAAAATTGGCTTTATTTACAACTTTAAAACAAATAACTATAAAATCATTTGTATTACTTATTGAATCTGCTCCACTAAATTGTGCTAAATTTAAAGAAACTGATTTTTCGATTGCAACATAATCTGTAGAAGCCGTACCAATTCTAGTCATCCTTTGAGCTTTGTCAAATAAGTAAAAATTTGTTGTATCGTTCGATAGTGTAGTATATGAACCTCTTGCACTCCAACCACTGTTAAAATAATCTATTACTTTCATACATTTCAAATAAAAATAATCTCGTTCATCAAAGTAATTTATATGAAAAGCCTTAACAGCATTTTGGTCATTAACATAAATTTGGTCGGTAATTTTTTTCATAGTAGTAGCATTGGCTTTAGATACCGTATTAACCCAATTTTCAGGCGTATAATTTCCTAAAACTGCTTCGGTGTAAGTTTCTCCCCCACCTTCTCCACCGCCGCCCGGTTCAGCATCAAATACATTACTCATTGCCGTTAATAATGCTGAATTTGAGTCATATTCAGTAAGCCAAATTCCTAATCCTGCTATATTTTCATTAATTACATAATTAGCTTTGGCAGCTATTGAAGTCCCATTTTCATAAAAAATATGATGGTAAGTATCTCCACTTATCCATTTTTCTAACCATGGTACTTGTGCGACGCTGTCATAATTACTGTACCAATCGTTTAAATCAATGTAGGTACTTAATAAATCAGAATATGAAATTAATTGATGGCTATTTTCATAATAATACCCATAAAATGGGCATCCCAATATTATTTTATCGTAATAATCAGACCCTACAGTATCTTTCCATAATTGCACCATATTGTCACCGGATATTTGATACGTAATATTATTTTCAGTAGCAAATATTTCACTTACATATAATTGTGAGTGATGGCCTAACGTACTCCAATTATAGTCATACCCCATCAACATAGCGAAATCTGCGTATTGAAATGTATTTACAGCATTAACATAAGTTAAGAAAGTATCAAAATTACCGGCAGCATAACTAAGAGATGCCTCACTTCCAATTGCTGTCCTTATTTCAGATAATAAAGTTACTAAATTATTACCATCTGTAGTATTAGATGGATATTCCCAATCTATAGAGACTCCATCAAAACCGTATGTTGAGATTGCACTTTGAATATTACTTATGAAAGTAGATCTATATCCAGCATTCGCAACCATAGCGGTGTAATTTGCATCTGAACCGCCTATACTTAATATTACTGGTTTTGTAGGATTTGCGGCTTTAATATCAGCAATACAAGTGTCCCAACCTCCGTCAACAGTTAAAGCCCCTGCACTACTAGTTAAGTTAGCAATTGCCATCATCCAATGGGTAACTTTAGTACTATATACACCTGGATCACTTGCCGCAATATATGCTACAATGCTTCTAGCCATTATCACACGCTCCTTTCAAACTTATCGTATCTGAATATTTGGATCTCTTCATTTTTTGCGGACCTGTCATCTTCAAAAGTAATGTATGATAATAGTTTACCTGTTCCAATTGTAGAAGTTGCTGTACTACCACCCCACAAACCTAATTCTTTTACATGAAAAAGTGCTTCTGTGGATAATACATAAAATACATTTAATACTTCACCAGTTCCACTGATTGTGGGGGATGCACCGATGTAAGTTCTAAATGTTTCACTACCCATATTGGTCATTGTGTTATATATTGTTGCTGATTGTGTGCCTAATCCTATATATGCGGGGACAAAATCATTAGACCCGTTATATAAGGCTTTTGCCATTTCATTTAAAGCAGTGTCCAACAATTTGTTATATTTTATTTCTTCTCTTATTTTTCCAGTATCTTTATCTATAAATTTAAATTTAAATTTTCCAGACCACCCATGTCTATTAGTATCTTTCATATTTTTTTAATCACCTCTTTTTCATTTATATATCTTTAATTTCTATGGTTGTCCCTGCACCACCTATAAATGTATCTTCTGAAATATAAGTATCTTCGGAAATATATGTTGGTACTGAAGATGTTATTTGATAACTAGATCCAACTTGATATTTTTCATTCATTTGTTGTAATTTAATTAAGTTAATATCTTCACCAATCATCATGTCTTGAGCTTTTAATGCTACTTTCCTAAAATATGATGTCCAATCTCCTAAAGCTTCACCATTTATCAGTTTATATGTGTATATAAATCTACTTGGACTTTGCTCAAATACCATATCCCTGGATTCTATATAATATAATTGATCATCAGTCCAATTTGTGTAGTTCAAATTTACTAATTTACCTACATTCCTATACACATTAGTTTTAACTGTTATAGACTCTGGTACATATCTATATTTATATAATAATGCATTCGCATAATTTATGGCCTCTTCTTTAGTTTCAATACTGGCCATTTCTTCAATTTTAGAATATATACCACTACTATAATACTGAGTTTGTTTTAAATCAGATTGTGCATCTATATTGTCAGATTGTACCAATATTTTAACTAACCCTTGATAAGTTATACTGATTGTTTGTGTGGTTAATGTACCATATACACTAGTGTCTTGGGATATTTTATTATCATGTTTATTCCAATAAAAGGCTTTATCTTCATCCAAACCTCCAATTCCAACACTAGCCTCACTTACAGTGGTGTTATCTATATAAATAGTTGGTACTTTTGCCACCGGATATCTTAGAATAAATTCTTTTGAACTTCCATCTGGTTTTGGAGTAGGCACTTCTTTAGTTTGTACATTAGTAGTATCATAACCAGCCCTTACGTATTGCCTATTCCTATAATCTTCTAATGTTTTATTTATTTGTATATCGTAAACGTTAGACATTTCTATGCTATCAGTGGTATCTTGACCTCTATAAAAAAAATAGAGCCATCCAGCATTAGAAATATTCCAATTCCACTGTACTTCTGTACATAAAAAATTTAATGCCTCCGTGGCAGTTACATAATTAAAAACAGCTTTCGAAATTATAGGGTCTTCATCCGGAGGCCAATTCGCAAATGTTGGGTATTCAGGTAATAAATAATTTAAATAAATATGATTTATTATACCTTTTACGCTCCAATTTTCGTAAGTTTCAGCTATGATTACAGAATCATATACAATACTGTAATCATAACATTCTATATCAGCTATCCAGTCCCCACCTATACTCATTGGATATAAATTTATATTAGTAATTAAACCCATAAAAATATAATATTCATCACCAACACTCGTCTCATCCCTTGCCCAAATATGATTTCCAATATTTAAAGTTGTCTTATTTTCTACAATTGTTTTAAAATTAAATCTACACTTATTTAAAAGTGTATTTGAAAATGAAGGATCACCAATACAAGAAATAGATATTATATTTTCATCACCTGGTTGATTTTGGGTATATACTGCTAATTTTTGAACTGTACCCACAGGCACATCAATTATCATATTACTATATACCTCCTTGCATTCGTATAGCTTTAGTCATTAACGGTGCGACCACCTCAGTCATTTTCCTACCATCTAAATAAATTGGAATTGTTATATTACTAGAATTCATATTAGATGTATTTGTCGGTGCTATTGCACCAGATATTTTATCAGCTACACCACTTACCGATGCCCTAACTTTTAATTCATTATCTTCAATTCCATCAACTAATTGGCTCATCAATGTACCACCAACTTTAGGAAAATCCTTTAATGCTCCTTCTTTAGCTGGACTATGGGGGAAAAACGATGCTATTGCATCCGTCGCTTTTTTACATGCGTTTTTAACTTTGCCTATACCGTCACTTATACCTTTTACTAATTGGCTAATTAAATTTTTTCCTGCATTATATAGCCTACTACCTAAATTTGATATCGTAGAAATTATTGTATTTCCGAGTTCGGATACAATATTGATGGCTCTATTTTTTCCGTCTACAAAACTATTAACCATGTTATTCCATGCATCCATTACTATTTTACGTACATTTCCAAACTTAACCCCAAATATTGACGATATAGAATTTAAAACACTCGTAACTATCGTTAATATAAAGTTTAAAGCTTGTTGTATTATCGATTTTATAGTTGTACCAACACCACTTACAATTTGTTTAATACCTTCCCATACTCTTTTCCAATCACCTGTGAATATCCCAGCAAATACATTAAAAATACCTGTTAGTGTTGTAACTAATCCATTAAATAAAGTTACTATATTTTTTATAGTATCTCCCAAAAATGCTATTATTTGACCAAAAACAACAATTACAATTTGTACTACTGTTTTAAGAACGGCAATTATAATCTCAAAAACTGGTTTTAAGCTGGTTATAATACTTGAAATTACGGGGATTACAGTTTGTAAATTAGTTTGGATATTTGTAAATGCTTCGAAAAAGGCTGCTTTTAATTTTGGTAACTGTTCATTTATGACCGGTGCAACATATTGATCCCATTTTTCTTTTATAAAACTCCAAATTTTTGAAATTATAGGAGACACCGTATTCCATGCGGTTTGAAACGCTGATATTATTTGATCTTTAAATAATATAAACACCGCAATTAAAGCGACAACCGCTCCTATTGCTATCCACATAGGAGCGGTCATAGCACCGATAGCAACTCCTAAAGCTTCTATAGCTGGCATCATCATTCCAACTATACTAAGTATTTTTATAACTACTCCTGTTAAAAGCCCAAATGCTGCAACTGCTATAATAATTGCTGGATGTATATTTTTAACAACTTCACCAATTTGTGGCAAAGCTACTTTAGCATATTCCACAACCTTTTTAATAGTTGGTAGTAATGCTTGCCCTAATGGTACAATTACATCTAATTCTATAGTCCTTCCAATTTGTTTAAATTGGTTACCAATATCTTGAGCCGATGTATTATCTTTTATTTTTTGCATTGTGCCGTCAAATTTAACAGCACTTTTGTCTATATCTGCAAATGATGTGATCACTTGTGGCCCTAAATCCTCCCACATTGTACCAAATAAAGCTACACCGGCAGTATTTTGTTTTACTGGGTCTTTCATTTTTGCAAGTGAATCTATTACTGTATAGAATGCCTTATTCGCCTCTTCTCCACCTTTTGCAAATGTAGCAGTCATTTTATCAGCATCTAACCCAATATCAGTAAATGCTTGTTGAGATGTTTTTGAGGCATCCATTGCCCTAATTCCAAATTCTTTTACTGCATCTCCAACTTTATCTAAAGTAAATACCCCACCTTCACTACCTTTTTTAAGTATAGAAAACATGTCATTAGCATCTAGACCGATCTTCGAAAATTGAGGAGAATATTCATATAGAGTGTCCATCAAATCGTCAGATTGGTTAAGTCCGTCCTGAAAACCTTTAGAAATAAAATCAAAAGCTTCATCCGCAGTAAGGCCAAAATTTTTAATCAAATTACCGGCAGTCTTGGTACTTTCGGGTAAATCTACTTCAAAATTATCTCGTAAATATAATGCTGATTCAGTTATTCTAGACAAATCTTTAGAAGATTCAATTCCTAATTGCTTTGATTGTTGCTTAACATTAGCCATTGAAGCACTTACATCATCTAAAGATTCCCCCATACCGCCTTTATAAAGTTCTTTGATTTCTTCACCGTATTTTTTCATTTCCTCGGTGGACACACCTGTTTGATTTTGGAATTTTAAAAGGCCTGAATTTACATCGGCTACACTGCCAATAGCATCTGTAAAAGCAGAATTAATTTTATCCCCCATTTCACCTAAAGAATCGGCCACAATAGCTAAATTAGTTTTTATATCGGCTAAGCCCCTATCTAATCCCGAACTATCAGCACCTATATCTACAACTAAATCATTTGCCAATGTTAACCTCACCCCCCATCTGTCTTGTAAGTGTCATTAGCATTAATATTTGGCTTTCATTACTTTCATACTTAGGTTTACCATTTATTTTTATATTAAAAAAATCTTTAATTTTATATTTTTTAGATTTTTTTCTCATTTGTGAAAAATTGGCAATAGTTGCACAAACTTGACCTGCCAACATCATTTTATTATTTAAATCGTCATTTTCCCTTTTTTTTCTAATTTCTATATATTCTATACCTTCACTTAATCTAAGGCTCATGAACTCTTTTCGAGTCATTCCAAAATATATAGCTGCCTCAACAAATGGTTTAAAGTCTATTGCTAAATCATGTTTTTTTTCGAATTTTCATCTTTTATAGTAGGTTGTTGTTTATTAAAAGTTGCTGTCCATTTTTTAATTTCATCTACAATAATTTTACTTAATTTATCAAATGTGTTATCTTCACTTTCTATTAACCATGCGTCTATTAAATTTCCTATTTCATTTACAGAGAGTTTGTTTTTTTCCCATAAACACGCCCACAATAAAAGCCTTATAGTATTAAATCCTAATTTACTTTGTAAATTGAGTATAGAATCTCCCGTACGTTCTTCTATATTACATACACCATTTGAAGAAAGATATACTTCATATTCATTATTATTAACTTTAAAAAATACCATAGTTCTATTTCTCCTTATTTTTATTTTATACTTCTGAAATTGAAGGTTTACCACTTATTTTTATGCTAATCGATAGTCCCATTAGATCATCAAACGGATCAGCAGCTTCGTATGAAGAAACATGTCCATTACATACAAATTGTGTTGCACTTGGTGTGGTTGGATATGTAAGTGTTATGCTTTGTAAACTTGTAGTTGCTAACAATTCACTTACAGTGTATGCATTGTCAAATTCAAAATATGCATCTACACTAAGCTCACCACTTTCTATTAATCCTTTTACGAATTCCCTAAATCTTGTAGTGCTGTCATGTGTTGTTCCATCTAGCATGTCAGCAGTTCCACCCATTCCACCTATGTTAGTCATTTGTGAAATTGTGAATCCTCCAATAACTAACGTTCCACCATATCCACTATTAGCCATATTATGATACCTCCATTTTTTTATATTATAATTATATTATAATATAAAAAAGGAGTGGTTTTGTGAGAAAACTAGAATTAATTAAGGCTATTGATTACGCTATTGTAAATGGTGAACCAATAGGGGTTATTTTTAACAATGGAGAAATTATAATAAACCCATTTGAAAATTTGAAAGCTAAAAGAGATTATTATTTTAGTGCTTATGATGATGATTGTAAATTAATAACCAAACCTGATATTATAATTATAAACATACTGAAAAATTATAATACAATTTCGACATTCCTTAAAGAAAAAATAGGCCAATAGGCCTATTTTTTTAACAACGTCCTTAGGGGTTCTAAGGTTTTTTATTTGGGGTTTTTAATATCCCCAATTGTATTAAAATATTTGCAAGTATAATTAATATTTTATTATAAATCTCTAATTTATTCGAACCTATTATTTCCAATGTGTATAAAATCAATAATATATTTGAAAATGTAGCAATAAAAATCATCGTATCAAATATGGGGGAATTTTTAATTTTTTTAAACATCATTTATTTTCAACTGTTATGAAACTTTCAAATCCGGCTTTTTTTAATTCTTGTACTCTTTTATCCGCATTTTCTTTAACTGAAAAACTCCCACATACAACACGATATAATGTATTGATTGCTTGCTTTTTTAATTGTAAATTATATGTTTTAGCAATAGTATCTGATATACTTTCAGATATTATTTTTGGATTATATGCCTTATTATCTAATTGATTATCCAAAAATAATGCTTCTATTATCATAGCTGCCATACTTGTTTCCCGTATTACCCCATAATAATCTCCGTTATTACCTTCTTTAGAAAACGTTCGCCTAAACGGAATATTTAAAGCTTGTGATAAATTTACACCTAACATTTTTGAAAATGCTTGAAATCTACCGTTTGCATATATTGAATGAATTGTCTCAGTTCCTCTAGCTACACCATTAAAAGCATTTAAATGGCAACTTAAGAATAAATCGCATTGTTCATTATTTGCTAATTTTGCCCTCTCTGACAAGCTGGGATTAGAAGCATTATCAATTCTGGTTAAGATTATTTGTACATTTTCATATAATTCTAATTGATTTTTAAGCATTATAGCATACTCAAAATTTAAATCCCTTTCAATTTTACCAAATCCAGAACACCCAGGATCATCCCCGCCGTGTGTCCAGGGTCAATACAAATCTTCATAGTGACCATCCCTCCCTTTGTTTATATTATTTGTTTAAATTCTATACTAGGTAAAACATCTTTAAAACCTAGACTATTAGCCATCTCTACTACTCGTTTTTTAGCTTCCTGATAGATGTCTTTATAAAACATATTTTTATCCATACCTTCTATAATTGCTTGCTTTACTATCATATCAGCTACTATTATTTTACTTAATTGAGATATACTAAGGATTTCCCTTACATTTTTAAATTTTTCTTTTAATATAAAAAATGCTGAATTTTCCATTTTTGAAAAATTCATATAATATTTTTCTGCACTTTTAGAACCTTGTGATTTCGCATATTCTATAAATTGTTTTATAACATCTGTTTCTTGTTTTCTTCCTAATTTACTTTTACCTCTGGTTTCAAGGTATTCTTGGTTTTGCTTTTGTGTCTTTTGTTCTAAGATCCATTTTTCCATTTCAACAAATTTATCAGCAATCTCTAATTTAGCTTTCATAATTGTATTAATTTCATTTGCTTTTGTTCTCATATTTGTAATAAGGAAAATATATTGTTTTTTATTTAAGTAATAAACTTTTGTTGGCTGTCCACCTAAACTTCCTTTTTTTGGTTTAGCACTTTCAAAATGCAATACCCCCAATATTCCTAATTCATTTTCATATTTTTTTACTAAATTATAAATAACTTTATGATCTCTATTTAATTCTTGAGCTAAAATTTTTGTAGAAACATAAATTTTATCATTTTTAATAGTTACTAAATTATTCAATATCAACACTCCTTTTAAGTTAATAAGTAAATTATAAAGTATTTACATTATAAAGTAAAGACTATTTATTAAAAATAAGGCAGTTTATAGTCATACCCAGGACATAAATAGTGTGTCTTATTAACATTCGGGTTATACTTATTATATGCTAAAAATATGAGGTAACAAAATATGAGTAAAGAAGATCTAATTTTACAAGCAATTAAAGATTTAAAAAAAGATATAACAGAAATTAAAATTACAATGGTAACTAAAGAAATATGCGGCCTCAAATGTGAACAGAGTAATAAAAAAATAGCTACAATATCCTCTTGTGTTACAGGGACTATTGGTGCTATTATCATGATTATTCAAAGTTATTTTAATAAATTAAAATAACTCTTTATAGTTAAAATTATTACAATCATTTATATTTATAGATTTTTTGTATTTTAATATTTCAAAAAATCTATTTATTTTTATTTGTTTTAATGATTTATTAAACAATATAAGGAAAAAACAATCTATTCCATTTGTATTATATACTTTTTGTAAATTTATTGCTTGTTTAATATCTTTTTCCTCAATAACCCAAATGTTACCTTTTACCATTTTAGCATCAAAACATATTTTATTTTTAATTGTAAAAATAACATAGTCAAAAGGTTCACCTTGAAGGTAAACCCCGTTATGGTTTCGGTTTGGATGGTTTTTCCACCCAAACCCTTTATTTTGATTATTTATATAATCTAATAATTTATCAATTTCATGTTCTAAATAATTTTTCATAATTTAATCCTTATTTTTAAACCTTCTATCCAATTCATTATATACAGCATTTTTTAACTCATGTAAAAGTGATGGATCAACTTTTGGTACTTTATGTTTATACATATTTTTCTTAGTTACTACAGTTAAATAATAATAACCATCTTGACTACTAGTATTTAAATCCATATTTGTAATATCGTCCATCAAATCTCTATTTTCATTTTCCATTACGCAACTTGTCTGAAATGTCGTAAATAGTCCAATCAATTCTACTAATTTCATCAATTACCACCAGCCTTTCTTTTCATCTTTCTTATCTTTATCTTTATCATCTGCATCTTCCCAAAAATTACATGCTAGTGTATCACCACTCTCTTTTGCTTGCATATGGCATTTTTCATATGCATATTTACAATTACTGCATTGTCTAATCATTAATCATCCCACCTTTCTTTTATTGTTTTTCACATACTGTACAATTATTCTTTTTAAGGTTTATGTTATCTCTACAGGCTATACAATAGCCTGTGTGACAACATGGGCATTTGTATAGTTTGTCAACTAATTTCCCGCACTCATCACATGTTAAATAAAAAGCCATTATTTTTTACCTCCAAAAATACTATCGAATATACTATTTGAACCTTTTTCTATAGCATCGCCTATTTTATACCCTGCACTATCTGTATCTTCCTGATCTTTAGTGGCAGCATCCGCTACCTCTTTCATAAATCCGAAAAATCCTCCGCCTTTCTTTTTATCATCACCCATTAATTACCACCATCCTTTCTTTTTATCTTTCTTATCTTTCTTATCTTTATTGTCTTCCTCAGATTCCCAACATACACACCAAGGCTCTTCCCATCTATGAAAAAGTTCAAGATTTCTTTCAGACCTTTCTATTTGTTTTTGATGACATGCTTTACCTTTATCTTTACAAGTCTTACAAAGACGATACATTTTACCACCACCCGTTTTGAAAGAGATTGTATCAATCTCTTGTCTGCTAACATATTGTGCATTGAATCAATTTTAAGATTATTTGTAACAAACTTATGTTTGTTAATATCTCTACACGTGTCACATACATATGTATGGTATGTATTATATGTCTTTATACAATCTGGACAAAATATATCTCTACATACCTCACATTTAACCTTGCAATCATTACAAAGATATTTTCCACATTCTACACAAACCCATTCACTTTCATTTTTATTACATACTT